GCTCACGATCCCGGTGATCTTCCTGGATCTCATCGCCGAGAACATGTACCGGTACAGCAAGCTGCTCAACCGCGTCCGGATCCGCGACGTCGGCGGCCAGGCCCGCCAGACCATCGCCGGCACGGTTCCCGAGGCCGTCTGGACCGAGATGTGCGGCGTGATCAATGAGCTGACCTTCGTGTTCAACCAGGTCACGCTGGACGGCTACAAGCTCGCCGGCTTCATCCCGGTGTGCAACAGCCTGCTGGAGGACAGCGACCTCAATCTCGCCAGCTGGATCGTCGAGATGCTCTCCGAAGCCCTCGGCCTTGCCATGGACAAGGCGATTCTCTACGGCAAAGGCTCCGCCAGCAAAATGCCTCTCGGCATTGTGACCCGTCTGGCTCAGACTTCCAAGCCGGAAGGCTATCCGGCCAACGCCCCCGAGTGGGTCGACCTGCACACCAGCAACATCAAGACCATCGCAGCCGACGCCACCGGCACCGCCTTCTGGGCAGCCCTGCAGCGCGCTGTGATTCCCGCCTATAACCGTTACGCCCGCGGCGAGATGTTCTGGGCCATGAACAGCAAGACCTACGGCGAGCTGAAGGCCCGCGCCATCGCCACCAACCTCTCCGGCGAATTTGTCGCCATGATCGGCGGCAGCCTCCCGATCGTCTCCGGTGACATCGACATCCTGGAGTTCATGCCGGACAACGACATCGTCGGCGGCTTCGGCGATCTGTACCTGACGGTCATCCGCCGCGGCATGAGCATCGAGCAGAGCCGCGAGGTCCAGTTCATCCAGGACAATACCGTATTCAAAGGCAAGATGCGCGCCGACGGCACTCCGGTTATCCCCGAAGCGTTCGTCGCGATCAACATCGCTGGCAGCACTCCGGCGACCTCCATGCAGTTCGCCGCCGATACGGCCAACACCGTCGCAGGCGTCATTCTCCCGGCCACCGCTTCCGTCGCTGCCGGCTCTTCCATTAAGCTCCCGGCGACCCTCCTGCCCTTCGGCGTGAAGGGTGACATCACCTGGACCAGCGGCACCACCGCGAAGGCCACCGTCGACGACAACGGCGTCGTCACCGGCGTGACCACCGGAACCAGCGTGATCACTGCCGCCGCAGCCGGCCAGAGCGCCACCTGCACGGTCACCGTGACCAGCGCATGATCTGAGACCTCGGAGGGCATCCCATGAGGACGATGATCGCGATCCCCTGCATGGACATGCTGCACGCTGACTTCTTCCGGTCCTGCGTGGGCCTGGAAGTCAGCGGCGAGGTCCAGTGGACCACGGCCCAGAACTCGCTGATCTACGACTCCAGAAACAAGCTGGCCGAGATCGCCATCGACGGCGACTTCGACCGGATCCTCTGGCTGGACAGCGACATGATCTTCGACCGGTACCTGTTCCGGAGGCTCTCCGAGCACCTGGACCAGGGCCGGGAGATGATCTCCGGGCTGTACTTCAGCAGGAAGCCTCCGATCCATCCGGTGATCTACAACCGGCTGCGCCGGGATCCCATGCCGACCGGCGGCTATGCCGCCGCGGCGGACAGTTTCGACGACTACGAACGGGACAGCCTGTTCGAGATCGCCGGCTGCGGCTTCGGCGCCGTCATGACGACGGTGGACCTGATCAGGCAGATCCGGGACCGGTACGGCCCGCCCTTCTCCCCGACGCTCGGCTTCGGGGAGGATCTGGCCTTCTGCCTGCGGGCTGCCTGGCTGGAGAAGACGATCTGGTGCGATTCAAGCATCAAGCTGGGCCATGTGGGGACCACGGTCTACGACGAAACACTCTGGAGGCAGCTCCAGGGCATCACAGACTAAAAGAAAGGGGCGATCAGATGGACATGGAGCAGCTGCTCAGCGGTCTGAAGATCGACCTGGGCATCCGGGCGGACGCCTACGACCAGCGCCTCCGGGACCGCCTCTGCGAGGCGCAGCAGCGCCTCACGGCCGAGGGGATCACCCTGGAAAACACGACGGCCGACCGGGACCTGGTGATCATGTACGCCGGATGGCTCTGGCGCAGCCGCATCGACGGCGCGCCGATGCCGCGGATGCTCACCGTCGCCCGGAATAACCGCCTGTTCGGCCAGAAGGCCAGGACGGAGGCGAGCGCGACATGAGCCCGAACTCCACGCTGCACACGCCCTGGAGCGATGAGATCACGCTGATCTGGACCGAGAACACGCAGGCCGCCTCCGGCTTTGAGGGCACGATCGAACACCGCAGCACTCCCCCGCTGCTCTGCGACTGGGAGGACGGCGTGAGTCAGTCGGAGTTCTACCAGAGCATGAAGGCGGGCGTGCAGGCCAGCGCGCAGGCGGAGGTCAGCACGGTGGACTACCTCGACTTTTGGCCTGCCGGGTACTCCGGCTACCGTCTGGCGGAGTTCAACGGGAAGCGGTACCGGATCCTCCGGAGCTTCCCCCAGACCTTCGATTCTCTCACGCTGATCCTCACGGAGGTGATCCGATGAGTGAGACGACGCTGCAGGAGGCCTGCGTAGCCGAAGCGATCCAGACGGCACTCTCGCCCCTCTTCCCCGGCGCGGTGTTCCCGCATGTGTACAAAGGCCCTCTCACCGAGTACATCGTCTGGAACTACAACGTCGTGGGCGAAGTGTGGGCGGAAGACGCACCACACGCCGCGCGCTACCTCGTGCAGGTGCATTTATACTACCCGCACGGGAAAGACCCCAGAGAGGCCATTCTGGCGATCGAGCGGGCTCTCTTTGATCAGGACTTCACCTGGCCCATCCCGACGGACGCCACGGACGCCGACGGCCAGCACTGGGTCCTCGAATGCGAGTGGACGGACGGGGGTGCGTTCTATGGCTACGCTTGAGCTGCAGGGCTTTGAGGATCTGGAGGACGCCTTCCGGCGGATCTCGGAGATCCCCTTTGACGTGACGGCCGAGGCCCTCGACGGGATGGCCGACGTGGCCATGGACAAAATCCGCAGCACCGGCGAGAGCATGGGTGTCCGGGATCCGGAGAGCGACACCCACATCCTGGATAAACTCAAGAAGGCCAGCAAGGCCAAGAAAACCGACTCCGGCGGCTATCTGAACATCAGCTTCAGCGGCAGCCGGAAGCGCGGCAAGACGACAACCCGGAACGCGGAGATCGCGTTTGTGAATGAATACGGGAAGCGCGGCCAGCCGGCCCGCCCGTTTATCGGCACGGCGATGAGCCGGAGCGCGGATGAGATCACAGCCCCGGCCGAGAAGGTCATCGGAGACTGGATCGAAAATGAATTTATCAGAGAATAGGAGGAAACATCATGCCTCAGTTTGGACTTCGCGGAATGAAAATCGCGAAATATGCCGTTAACAACGGCGCCGTCGCCTATTCGGATCTGCAGAGCGTGGGCGCCGCGATGACAGCCAACATCGAACTGCGCCGCGCCGAGGCCAGGCTCTACGCCGACGACGGTCTCGCGGAGTATATGACCTCCGCCACCGGCGGTACCATCTCCCTCGGCGTCAAGTACATCCCGGACGCGGCTCAGAAGCTGCTGTTCGGCCTGACCGATCAGACGCGCAGCGTGACCCCGCAGGGCGGCAGTGCCACTTCCGCGGCCGGTCTCGGCGTCAGCGCCAAGAGCGAGGGCAACTATGTCGGCGTCGCCTTCTACTGCCCCGCCCTGAAGGACAGCGCAAAGAAGTTCTGGTGCTGCAGGATCGTGAAGGCCATGTTCGGCCCGCCGAGTCTGAGCCTGCAGACCAAGGGTGAGAACATCGTCTTCAACACCCCGACCACGACCGGTGAAATGCTCATGAGCGACGCCGATGACGGCATGCTCTACGAGTTCGCGTATGTGGACAGCGAAGCGGTCGCCAAGGCCTGGGTCGACGCGTCCCTGACCACCGCATGAGCATGAAACTGGAGGAGGTCCCCTTCGAGTTTGAGGGGAAGACCTACATGCTGCGCTGCAACATGACCGTCCTGGAAGAGATCCAGGACGCCCACGACGGGAACCTCGGCGAGGCGCTGGACCCGAATCGCTCCATCCGGAGCGCGACGGAGTTCCTGACCGCAATGCTGAACGACTACGCCGATGAAATGGGCTGGCCGGAGCGCTACACCCGGAAACAGTTGGCAAGGAAGCTCTCCTTCGGCGAGCGCCTGAACGGCGCGCCGATCTACAACCAGGTCATGAGCATGGTTTACCGCGCCATGAGCCCGAAGACTTCCGCAGGGCAGCAGCCGGAACAAGAACCGGAGACGCCGGACGACATTCCGCCCGAGAACTCGGGAAACTGACCGACCGGGCAGGCCGATCCGACGAGATCGACTTTGCCCGGCTTCTCTCTATCTGGCTTTTCGACTGCCATGAACCGGAGGAGATCTTCTGGAGCCGGATGAATCCGTCCAGGCTCATCCGGCTCTACAACGCCAGATTTCCAAACGGCGTGCCAAACGGTGTCCTCAGCGGACACCTCAGCGGGTACCCGACGCAGGCGGCAGCCCTGCCGGGCGGGACCCGGTATGTAGACCTGTCCCCCATGGCGGACGATGAGGATGACGGGGCACGCCTCGCAGCCTATTTCCTCGGAGGTGAGTAACAATGCCAAGTACGACCAGACGGGTCGGCGCTCGCGTCGAGCTGGACGGCGAAAAAGAATATAAACAGGCGCTCCAGGAGCTGAACACCGGAAACAAGACCCTCGCCTCGGAGATGCGGAAGCTGCAGGCAGAGTACAAGGGCAACACCGAGAGCACCGAGTATCTGACCAAGGCGGGAGAACTTCTCGAACGCCAGCTCCTGCAGCAGCAGGACAAGGTGAAGAAGCTGCAGGAGGCCGTCGCCCACGCCGCGGCGCAGTACGGCGAGGCCGACAGCCGGACGCAGAGCTATGTCCAGCAGCTGAACAACGCGGAGGCGGAAGAGTTCAAGCTCCAGCACGCCATCGAAGAGAACACCGAGGCGCTGAATGACCAGGGCGAGGAGATGCTGGGACTCGGCGACACAGTGGACACGCTGGCGGATAAGTTCGGCATCAAACTGCCGAAGGGCGCGAAGGACGCGCTCAACGGGATTCAGGGACTCTCAGCCGGAACCGTGGCCGCCATGGCCGCGGCAGCCGCCGCGATCACCGCGGTGGTGAAGGTCGTCCAGGAACTCGGTCAGCTCACGCTGGACGTGGCCGCCCAGGTGGATGAGTACATCACAGAGAGCACGATCACCGGCGTGCCGGAACAAATGCTGCAGGCGTGGGACTACGCCGCGCCCCTGATCGACACGGACGCGGATACCATCAAGGGCGCCATGACCAAGATCACCCAGGCCATGGGCGACGCCGCAGGCGGCAGCGAGGACGCGCAGGCAAAGTTTGCGGCGCTTGGTGTCAGCATTGTCGATGAGACGACCGGCAGCCTCCGGAGCGCGGAGGAGGTCTTCTACGACGTGGTGGACGCCCTCGGCGAGATGGACGCAGGCGCGCAGCGCGATGCCATCGCCATGGAGCTCATGGGCAAGAGTGCCCAGGAACTCAACCCCCTCATCAACGCAGGCAGCAAGGCGCTGAAGCAGTACGGCGCGGAAGCGGAGGCGGCCGGGTACATTCTGGACGAATACCAGATCGCCAGACTCGGCGCGGTCGACGACGCCTACCAGAAGCTGCAGCTGACGATTGAAGCAAACAAGAAGCAGCTGGCTGCGGACTTCGCGCCGGCTGCCCAGGCGGCCATGGAGCTGTTCTCCGACGTCGTGGCGAAGGCCGGCCAGATGCTGGAGCGCTCCGGCATCATCACCAACCTCGCGAGCATCATCCAGAGCCTGGTGGACATCCTGCGAACCGCCGGAGAGATCCTGACCGCCCTCCCTGGCTTCACGAACGCGCTGGACACGCTCAAGGTAACGCTCGGGGCCGTGGCGCAGTTCGTGGCCGTGATCGCCGACGCAGCGGATCTGATCAAAAGCGTGCTCTCGCTGGACTTCTCCGGCGTGAAGAACGCGATGGGCTTCGGCTACGGATCCGGCAACGCGAACAATTACCAGCGGACGCGGATGCAACAGGACGGCACCTGGGACCAGTACGCGAGCTTTTACGGCCGGAACGCAGGCGGCACCGAGAACTGGCGCGGCGGCCTGACCTGGGTCGGCGAGGCCGGTCCGGAACTGGTGAGCCTGCCGCAGGGATCGCAGGTTCTCAGCGCTCAGGAAAGCGCCGGAGCCGGTGATGTTTATATCGAAACTGTTGTTATCGACGCTAATGACATCAACGAACTGAATGACATTGTAAGGATTTTTCACGACGCAAAAGTCAAAGCGAGAATGAGGTGAGAGAGTGGCAACAGTTAAACTCAACGCAACAGAGTTCGGGTATGTAGATCAGGAAACGCCATATACTCATTACTCAGTAGACAATAACACATGGTATAAGGTCGGAGGCTTCGCTCCGTCGTTACAGGCAAAGCGGTTTTTGATGAAGTTTGCTCCACTGCCAAGCGCTTTGAAACACAACAAACTGATAGGCGTTCAGATCATGGCATGTCTGTCAGCTCAGGGTACACTTTTGTATGACGCTACCATCTATTACGGAGTTCTGCCGGCTGCGTTTGACGGAGCCTCTGTCACCTGGGCGACTGCAAATATTCCAGAGTCGTCTTTTGAAAGCATAGGAATCGAAACAAAACGGAGAGATGACCAGCCAAGTGATGAAGAAACGCCTGACAGCGTAGTAGGTTATTGGGCAAATCATAACGCTGCGAAAGCACTGATAAAGAGCGGATGCGCTTTTGCCTATAATAATGCTAACTTAGATCAGTTCATCATGATAAGGCCAAAATTGCTTGCAGACGGCTTGATCTACGCGACGATTACATATGATGAACTTGTAATCCAGACAAGCCAGATCGCCTACAAGAGCGGGCCACGATCCGGGTATAGCAATCCGCGCAATGCAACGGAGTTCGGATGGTCTTATACACCTGTTGACAGCAGCATTATCTGCGCAGATGACAGCTTCACGCAGCAGTCCGCGACGTTTTACTGGAAGGCAAGCACGGATGAGTCATATCAGTCCGTAGCAATTACCGGAGACACTAAAACCGTAACAATCCCGGCCAACACGTTCCCGACGGCGTCGACGATTCAGTGGTATGTATCCGGCACGGACGAAGACGGAACAACGACTCAGACAGATGTTTTCAGCTTCAGCACGGCCGCCGGAACAGTCACAGCAAAAGGTATATCACCAGTCCAGAGCGTCGAAGATGGCTCCGCGCCGATCACGCTCCAATGGAGACTAAGCAGCACGGACGGACAGACACCATCAAGGATCAGATCATCGTGGAGAAAAGAAACCGATCCGGATGAGCAGCAATACTGGAATAACCTTTTTGATACAACAATTATCGGTTATTCATTCGTAGTACCGGCAAACACGTTTCCTGCTGGCGGGATCGTGTGGAACATCATCGCGTGGAACGTTGATGGGGTTGAAGGAAACAGAGACTACAACACATTCATCTGTGTTGCTGCGCCGGAAGCTCCTGAGGGGCTGAGCGCAACAGAAGTCCCTCTGACCACGGTAAGCTGGCAGTCGGCAGAACAGCAGGCCTATGAGATCAGCATCGACGGCGTGATTGTAAAACGAGCGTTCGGAACCGACGTGTACAGCTGGCACGCGCAGGAACCTCTGAGCGAAGGTGATCATGTTATCACTGTGCGCGTTCAGGGGCAGTATGGATTCTGGTCGCAGCCGAGTGAAATAACCATAACAGTCAGCGGCAGACAGAACACGACAGTCCTGCATGGAGTTTTTGGAGCCGACGCAGATCTGACAACCGAGGCAAATTCACCGGGCGATGAAATCAGATGGTACAGAGATGGCGAGCTTATCGGGACATCCAGAGTGGACGGACAGAATCAGGCGGCATTCGTCGACCGGCATGTACTGGGAAGCCACAGCTATTTCGCCAGACGTTTCCATGCCAACGGGGAAGACTATGATCAGTCCGAAACCGTATTCGGGACGATGGAGGCAAGAGAAACGCTGATCGCGCCATATGACGGGTCTGCTGACTGGCTGTCGCTTCGGCTGAGCGAAAACAGGGACAACCAGGAGTCTTTCTCCTGGAAAAAAACACATGCAACCCAGCGAGTGAAGGGTGCCGTATATCCTCGAGCTGAGGGGTCCGATTTTGAGTCACTGTCTGCAAATTATAATTGTTCTTTTGTTAATGAGACCGACCTGCTCAGGTTTGAAGCATTAAAAGGGAAAATCGTCATCCTGAAGAGCAGAGGAAACAATGTGGTCGTCGGTATGATGGCGCAGATCAGCAAGAAGGTGAACCGGTTCTTCACGGCATACACGTTTTCAATCGAGCAAATTCACGCAGAGGACTATTCGGAGCAATGAGAAACATATCTTTCAACTATGTGATTGTCCGCGGCGGTGCGGACTACGGGTATCTGATGCCGGCCGAAAACAGCAAACCGGCGATTATGATGGACGGAGACGGCGAAATCAAAACGAGCTTAAGGGGACAGTTCTGCAAAACTGTTTTCGATTATCTTGGAAAACCGGATCCGACGTTGGATATAAACTGGCTCTCCGATCTGATCCGGCCTGAAATTGTGATTGACGGCGTGATCCACTCCCTCGGTGTTTACATTCCGACGACGGTCGAAGAGGTGTTTGATGCGGGAGGAGTAGACATGCTGAGCTATTCCGTCGAAGCATATGACAAATGCTGGCTGTTAAAAAGCACGATCCCGGCTCAGGTGTTTTTCTCCCAGGGCGTAAAGTACATGACCGCGCTCCAGGCGCTGCTTACCGCGTCCGGGGTGGCATTGATCTCGGCAACCGACAGCGACGCGACATTTCAGGAAGATCGAAGCGACTGGAATATCGGGACGGAGTGCCTGACAGTCGTCAATCAACTGCTCTCCGAAATCAATTATAACCCTGTCTGGTTTGATCATGACGGGGTTGCCATCCTGGAGCCAGCGTCCGAGCCGCTGGCGATCAACATCGAACACACTCTCGACGCCGATGACCCTGGCACACTTATCATCCCGGGGCTGAGAAAAACGACCGATATTTACAACGCCCCGAACGCGTTCCTTTGCGTTTGCAATAATGCGGACAAGGATGGCGTGATGACCGCGCTGGCGGAGAACACGAACCCGCAAAGCCCTCTGAGCATAAGCAGAAGAGGGCGGCGGATCATGACGGTCGTGAATGTCGACAACATCGCGAGCCAGGAAGAGCTTCAGGCGTATGCAAACCGCATCAGAAACGAGAGCATGATCACCGGAGAGACGATAACCGTCCAGACGGGAATCCTTCCAGGCTTCGGCGTGAACGATGTCACCGCACTGAGTTATGGCGATACGTTCGCGGTATGCCTGGAAAGAGCCTGGTCGATGGACCTGAGCGTCGGAGGAAAGATGACCCACACGCTCGAAAAGGTGGTGGTCAATCTTGGATGATTTCACTCTTGTCGATGCACCGCAGAAACTCAGCAAAGCACCGGAAACGGAGTTCTATCTGGCGACAGTCGCGGGCGTCAGCTCTTCCGGCGCGCGGCTGCTGTTTGCCGGGGAGAGCAGCGCAACTAGTAAATACTACAAATGTCTGGACTCGGCGAAGGTTTCAATCGGCGATCGCGTTGTTGTGATGAAACAGTCTGGGACCTATATCGTCCTCGGCGGGATCAGCGGCAGCTCCGGCTCAACCACGGTGATCACCAATCTCGCGCAGATCGCAACGGCAAAATCCGGTTTCCGGCTCGTGAACGGGAAATATGCCCAGTGGGGAAAACTCGCAATGCTGTATCTGCAGTTTACCCCGACAACGGCAATAACAACGGCTCAGGAGTTTGCGATCGCGACAATGGTCGAAGGGAAACGTCCAGCGTTAAACGCTCCAGTAAACTACTGGACAAACAATGGCGGCGAAATCACAGCTGACGGCACCGTGTATGCTTATGGCGTATGCTCAAATACTTCCGCGACGTACACAGTATTTTCAACGTATCTTTTAGCATGATTGAAATATAGCAGAACAGGAGGAACAAACATGGCTTTGAATGTGACCACGGCGGTGTTCGGTGAAAACTGCAACACCGCAACCGCGTCCCCGTCCCTCGCCCAGTGGGACACGGAACAGCTCCTGCAGATCTCAGGCATTGACCTGCCGGACAGCTACAAGGTCGAATTTTCGACCGTGTACACCCGGAACGCGATCCCGGAGATCGGCGACGCGTCCGGCGTCACGATCCCGAACGTGCTACTGCAGCGCTCGGCGCCGATCACGGCCTACATCGTGCTCTACGGTGAGAACGGAGGCCGGAACCGGGAATACTGGATCACGATCTACATCACGCCCGGGCAGCCGCCGGAGACCATCACGCCGGATCCGGAGCAGGCGGACGTGATCGATCAGGCGATCGCAGCCCTCAACAGCGGCGTGGCCAGGACGGAAGCCGCAGCAACGGCAGCGGCAGGATCCGCGACAGCGGCAGACGGAAGCGCGGAGGACGCAGAGGCCTGGGCGGTCGGCCAGCGTGCCGGCGAGGACGTTCCGGATACGGATCCGACCTACCAGAACAACGCGAAATACTACGCGGGCGCGGCTGAGGCAGCGGCGGAAGAGGCCGGGCGGCACGAGGCCAGCTGGGAGAGCTGGGTGCGACGTGCGGAAGCTGCGGCTGATGACGCAGAAGGATCCGCCAGGGCTGCGGCCGGGTCGAAGGCTGACGCAGAAGCGGCGGCCCAGACGGCGACGCAGCAGGCCACAGCCGCAGGAAACAGCGCGACCGCCGCAGCCGGTTCGGCGTCAGAGGCGCGGCAGACGGTCGACGGCGGCGTCGGGGCGATCAATACCGCCAGGGACGGCGCGCTGAGCGCGATCGGACAGGCGGGCACCACGCAGACCGAAAGAGTCACTACGGAAGGCAACACCCAGGTCAACCGAGTCCAGGCAAAAGGCGATGAAGTCATCGATTCCATCCCTCAGGATTACACCGATCTGGTGGATGACGTCGCTGACTTAAGTCGCCAAATAAGTGACGTAGAGAGCGCAGTTGAGGAAATCATTGATGTTGTACTTCCACGCGAATTAGAAATATCCGAAGCTTTAGTATTTTACCCGTTTGCCCTTAATAATGGCGACACTATTGTGGTCGAAAGCAAAAGCGGGGTTTATTCCAATGCTTGGGCGTTGTTGTTTTATGCAGATGATAAAACTACGATACTGCAAGCGTCAAACGATTTTCAACAATCCGAAACTGTAAAACAGGTTAATATAACTGCATCGGGCATTGCATATATAAGGCCTAATGCTAATTTTTCTGGTGATGCAATAATTTCCGTTGCAGGCGGCGACTCGCTTGTGGAAAAAGTTGCAGAGAATACAACGGACATTGCCAGCAACACAGCTGCTGTAGCCAAAAACGCACAGGAAATAAGAGATGTTAAATACAACAAAAATAATTTGTATGATGGCATAACTTTAATCTCAGGGCGCGTGTTCAATGGTGTATATTCCGACGCTATTACAACAGTACATTGCACTGACTATTTGGCGATAACGCCCGGCAGAATATATGCAATTTATGGTGGTTTTTTCGATGCCAATTATTCGAGCTATTACGACACAAACAAAATATATAAAGGCGCTCTTCCGCTTGATGGTCTAAATAACGCGTACCCGTATGGCGAATCCAATAATTTTCTGCTGTTTACAGCACCGTCTGATGCCGCTTTTACACGAATCAATTATTTTAACTCTGATTTGATTGACGGCGACAAGCTTAAACCTGTTTGGTTTTTCAGAGATGTCACAGATCTTGTGTGGGCAAGGAAAAAGGTTCTTGTGATGGGTGACAGTATCAGCACTGATGTATATGGAGGCTATAAAAAGTGGGTAACTGATCTACTGGATGAAAGCTTTTTTACTACTGGGCTGGTCACGAATAATTCACAACATGCGACAGGATTCGTTGCAACTTATTCCGGTGATGCAAACACCACATTTATTAACAGGTTGACAGCGGTTGGAGATTTAACCGGGCTTGATGCAGTAATCACATTTGGCGGTATTAATGACTGGATTCAGAGCATTGATTTCGATGCTTTCAAAACCGCAGTCGATACCTATTTTGCCTACCTGATCGAACACGCAACACAGGCAAGGATTATCGTTTTTTCACCGTTGCATACGGCACTTTACGGCACGACAAATTCAGCCGGGAAGACTCAGAAAGACTATGATGATTATATCAAGTCTGTGGCGAAAGACTATGCTTTCCCATGCCTGAATCTGACAGACGAAAGCGGCTTCTGCCCTGATAAGAGCGCAACATTTA